TGCAGGCAATGTCACAGGCGGCAATATCAACACTGGCGGTTTGGTGTCAGTTGTAGGCAATGTGGTTGGTGGCAACATCAACACCGTGGGTGTAGTAAGCGCAACTGGTAATATAATTGGCGGCAACCTGTCAGGCACCAGCATTGTGGGTACATTGACCACAGCCGCACAAACTAATATTACCAGTGTAGGTACACTGGACAGTTTGGCAGTGACTGGCAACGTTGTGGGTGGCAATTTAATAACCAACAGTGGATTTGTGTTTGCTACAGGCAACATCACAGGCGGTAACTTAAATGCAGCAGGATTGAGCCTGAGCGGCAACGTGATCAGCGCACTCAACATGATAACAAACATAACAACAACAGCCAATGTCAATGCCAACAATATCAACGCTACAACAGCGATAAATATTGCAGGAGCACGGGCAGCAACCATAGATGACGCGGCTGCATTGGCAATAGCATTAGGATAACAAATGGCAAATACTTTTACACGAAAACTTGAACAAAACGTTGGTGCTACCGCAACTAAAATAGCCAACTACACAGTGGCTTCCAGCACGTCAGTTGTGGTCATTGGCCTGACAGTCACAAACACCACAGGCAGTGCAATCCAAGCCAATGTGTTTATCAACAACGGCGTGGCCAACACTTATGTAGTGGCCAACTCGCCTGTTAGTTCTGGTGCAAGTTTGGTGGCAGTTGGTGGAGATCAAAAAATAGTTTTAGTAACTGGTGATTCAATCTGGGTGCAGAGTACAGCAGCCACCAGTATTGATGCAGTAATGAGCATAATGGAAATCACCTAATGGCATATCTTGGTCTTCAACCCAACACACCGCTGCTGAACACCAGTACTCAGACCTTTAGCGGTAATTCAGTGGCCACACAGTTCACCTTGGCTAGATCTGTAGCGTCAGCCAGTGACCTAGACGTGATGATTGGCAGCACACTGCAAAGACCATTCGCAGATTACCTTGCTGGCAACGTAAGTTTGCAGTTTATATCTGCACCTGCCACCGGCACCAACAACATCACGGTGACATATCGTGCTGGTGCGTTGAACAGTCTTGACTTGACAGTAAACACATTCAATGCAGGTACTGTGGCAGCACCTGGTGTGGTGAGTCTAGCAGCCAACAATACTGGTATCTACTGGGCCAATGCGTCATCAATGAGTGTGACAGTGAGCGGAACCAATCGTGCCACATTCTTGGCCAATGCTGTGTCAGTCAGCGCAGACACCGGTGCATTGACTGTGGATGGCGGCGCAGGTATTGACGGCAACGTCAACATCAGCGGAAGAGTTGCTATTTTTGATTCTACTGAAAGTACCAGCGTGTCAACTGGTAGTTTTAAAACTGCTGGCGGCGCAGGAATAACAGGTAATTTAAATGTAGGCGGTGACATCACTTGCGTGGGCGACTTCACAGTCAACGGTACATTTACCACCACAGGTACAGACAGCCTGGCTGTAACAGATCCATTTATCTTTTTGGCCAATAACAATCCTGGCGATACCTATGATTCAGGCGTCATCACACAGTTCTATGATGGTGCAAATATTCGTTATAGTGGATATTTTCGTGACATAACAGATGCCAAATACAAGTTGTTTACCAATTTGTTGGTACAACCCACCACCACAGTTGACACCACTGATCCCAGTTTTCAATACACTGATTTGATTCTGGCCAATGTGAGTGCTACAGGCAATGTCAATGCCACATATTTTGTTGGAAACGGTGCGGCACTTACAGGCATTTCTAGTAGTACCAGTAATATTTTCAATGCCAACACATCTGTGGCCATTGCCGCAGTAAATGCCAATGTGAACATGGTGGTCAATAGTGCTCAAATTGCCAATGTATGGTCTGGTGGTTTCAGTGTTGTTGGTGCAGTGGCGGCCTCAACCACGGTTAGTGCTACTGGCAATGTAATTGCTGGCAATGTTTCAACTGTGGGCGTAATCACAGCCACAGGCAACGTCACATCAGCAGGCAACGTATCAGCAGGTAATGTGTTGGTTGGTGGCGCAGTGAGTTCTGTGGGCAATGTAACTGGCGGCAATATTATTGGAACCACTAACATTTCGACCACTGGCAGTGTGGTTGGTGGTAGCCTACGTACTGCTGGTATTGTATCGGCAGCCGGCGATGTTTACGGCAACAACTTTAGTGCAACTACTGATGTCAATGCTGGTGGATTAATCTCTGCGGTTGGCGACATCACTGGTGGTAATATATTTACTGCGGGTCAAGTCAGTGCTACTGGCAATGTTAGTGGCAGTTTTTTTGTCGGCAATGGATCTGCATTAACCGGCATTGATGCCGCGGGCATACAAAGCGGCAACAGCAATGTCAGAGTGGTAAGTTCAGGCGGCAATGTCACAGTTGGCATTGGCGGCACAGCAAACATAGCAGTGTTCAGCACCTTGGGGGCCAATGTCACAGGATGGGTTGACGCAACTGGCAACTTGAATGCTGCTGGCAACGTTGCATTTACAGGCACCGCACAAAACATCAACATCGGCACCAGTCAAACCACAGGCAATGTCACAGTAGGCAGCGCAGCCCAAACTGGTACCATTTTAATAGGACAAAGCACATACCCACAAACCATAAACATTGGCCACGGTATCACTGGATCAGGCAATACAAAAACCATTCAGATTGGTGAGAACGGTGCTGACGGATCAACCACATTAATCGACATTGGCCCTGCCACAGCGACCACAGCCGCAGGCACAGCAACATTCAACACTGCCACAGTGGTGGCCATTGCTAACACATCCAGCACAGCACTCAGCGTAGCTGGCAATGTTACAGGTGCTAACTTGCTCACTGGCGGATCAGCCACAGCCACTGGCAATATCACTGGTGGCAACATTGCCACAGCAGGACTTGTAACAGCTACAGGTAACATAACAGGTGGCAACATTATCACAGCAGCAGCAGTAAGTGCTGTTTCAGTCAGTGCCAGCGGCACAGTGACCGGTGCTGGCAATATCACAGGTGCCAACTTTGATACAGGTGGATTGATCACAGCCACTGGCAATGTCACAGGTGGCAACATTGCCACAGCCGGATTGATCACGGTCACAGGCAATGTGCAAGCAGTGGGCAATGTGTCAGGTGGCAACATACTCACAGCCAACGTGGTGCAAGGTGCCACGCTCAGTGCTACAGGCAACGTAATTGCCACAGCCAATGTTAGCTCTGGCAACTTGAATGCTGTGAGTTTGAGTTTGAGCGGCAACGTTATTTCTGGTCTAGCAACCACTGCCAACATTGTTGGCGCAAATATCATTGCTACAGCCGCAATGAGCGCAGTGTCAGTGAGTGCAAGTGGCAATATAACTGGTGGTAATGTACTAGGCGGTGCTAACGTTAATGCCACAACTCATACAGGTACTACAGTGTCAGTAACTGGCACAGTAACAGCAGCCTCTGTAGTTGGTGGTGTAATGACTGGCAGCAGTATCAGTGTAACTGGAGCAGTTAATGGCGCTGGCATAACTGGTACTAGTTTAACAGTGTCAACTGGCGCAGTCACATTAGGCAGCATTGTCAATGCCAACGCCAATGGTGTGGGCAACATTGGTGCCACAGGCGGATTCTTCAACACAGTATTTGCCAAAGCAACATCAGCACAATACGCTGACTTGGCAGAATGGTACGAAGCAGATGCTGAATATCCACCTGGCACTGTGTTGGTATTTGGCGGCAGCAAAGAAGTCACCCAGGCCATTGGTATCAATGATGTGCGTGTGGCAGGTGTGGTTTCCACCAATCCAGCACACATCATGAATGCAGGACTCGACGCTGAACACACAGCCGCACTAGCATTAACAGGTCGTGTGCCTACATTGGTAGTGGGCACAATAAGGAAAGGTGACATGATGGTCACAGCCGGAGGTGGTCGAGCACAAGCCTGTGCAGACCCCAGAATGGGATCAGTAATTGGCAAAGCACTACAAGATCACCCAGGTGGTCAGGGCACAATTGAAATTGTTGTGGGAAGAATGTAAGGATAACACATGGCATACCTAGGTAATACACCGCAAATTGGTCAGTACCGCAAGATGGACAATCTGGTGTTCAATGGAGTACAACAAACATTTGACATCACTATCAGTGGAGTTCCATTCAATCCGCCTACTGCTTTTGCCATGATGGTGGTACTCAACGGAGTACCACAGAATCCTGGCGTGAATTTTTCGATATCAGGATCGCAAATAAGTTTTGCAATACCTCCAGTGGCATTGACACCGTTCTTTGGCTTGCTGTTTGGAGACACGCTATATACAGGTACACCCAGCGATGCCACTGTCACAAACAGCAAAATTGCACAGGGTACAATTAATTACGACCGGTTCAGTGTCAACACTCAAGCAACGTTGACAGCAAATCAAATTATATTTGGAGTTTAAGAAATGGCAAGAAAAAGAATATACGAGTACGTATTCACACCAGGCACAGCAGGTCTAGGCACTGTACAAGTCCAGGATCGTATCAACCTGGAGGACTTTTTGGCCATATACGATACCACAACCAATACCAGCATCTACAATTTTGGAGCACCCACACAAGGCGGCACAGTGAGTTTTTCTTCAAGCCCCATTGCTGGCTTGCCCAACGCCTATGCAGGGGTAACCACACTGAACTTGGACTTGGATACATCAACATTGAGTGCCAACGATAAACTGGCCATCTATGTGGAAGATCGCAACATCACCACACAACCCTGGGAGTTTGGATTGGATGCCATTGGTCGTTCAAGAGTCAGCGAACCAGAATCATTGATTGACGCCGACTTTGAATACGGCCTGCAAAATACCAAATGGCAAAACGTATCAACCATCAACAACATTCCTTCATTCTACGAAGATGTTGGTGCTGACTTGGTGTACAATACCAATGGCTATGCCACATTGTTGAGCAGTACCAACCTGCTGACCAGCAACGTTGACACGTCAATCAACACAGCAGACGCTGGCACACCAACGTTTATCACTAACGATTATGCGCTGTTGATCAGTCAAACACAAGGCAATGTCACACCATTTGTGTCAAGTTATCTCACTGCCAATGTCAATAGTTCTGCGGAACGCACATTCACTGTGGCCAGTACCACAGGTCTATCTGCGCTAGACAATATTATGTTGATTGGTTTGCCTACCACAGGTGGAACCACTGTTGCGGTGGCCAATATTACCAGTGCGGCCACCACCACAGTCAACGTGACATCAGCAGCAGGTGCTGGTATTGTGGCTGGTACTTATGTTATTGCTCAAACTGCCACTGCCAACGTTTATGAAGTCATGGCAGTGACTTCGGTATCAACCAATGCACTCACTGTGGTGCGTCAAAGCAATGGTACCAATCCCAGTGCCGCAAACATCAACATTGGTGCCAGTATATTTGTTGCCAGCACAATTGAAGTTGCACAGGTACAAGAAGTCACAGATGGCACAACACTACAACTCAATCGTGGTTGGTACAACATTCCAGCAGCCAATGTATTTGTCACTGGTTCAGTGTTCCAGAAATTGAGCAGCAATGTGGAACTGGTCAAAATGACCACAGCCAGCACCGCAGTCAACGGCACACAAACCATCAGCCGCACACAGTTCAACACCACTGCACTCACAACTGCAGGTATTGGATCTCCACTAATCCGCATGACTGGTATATTCTATGGTGGATCAAACACCATTCCCACAGTCACAGTCAACGTTACGGACACTCCGCTGGATGCCAACGAATATGTTAGTTTACAAAATACTTCAGCAACCAATGCTGAAGGTATCAACATTGTGTTCTTGGGTGAAACCAACAACTTTGCTTATTATCCACGCCGAGCACTCAATGTTGCTCCAGGCTATCCGGTAAACCAAACTGACACTGCTGTGCGTCAGGCATTTCCCTACACCGGTGCTGACCTTGATGTTGTGAGTGTGGCCAGCGATGGTGGCAATCCCAGTATTATCACCATAACCACACAGTATGCACATGGATTGTTTCCAGGCTGCCCCATCACCGTGGACATGACTGCAGGCACCAACACCAGTTATGCTGAAGGATCGTTTATTGTAAACGCCATTCCCAGCACCACCACATTCCAGTTCCAGGCTAGAACAGGAGCTGTTGTGAGCGGCAGTTTAGCAGCCACAATCAACGTGCGAAGCAATGCTGTGTTCCAATCAAGACCGTTTGATGGTGGTGTGCTCATGGGACCAGGCACCCCCACTCGTGGCGCAGCCGCAACTCGTGTGACTAAAAAATACTTCCGCTACCAATCTGGTAAAGGCATTTTGTTCAGCACAGGTACTGTGTTGGCTCCTACCTTGGACGTGGCCACAGTCACATCCGATGGCACTGCTATCAACAGCAATATCACAATCACCACAGATCTTGAACACGGGCTCAATGCTGGTGCAACTATCACATTAAGCGGTATTACCACGTCAGGTTATGATGACACTGGATATGTGGTCACAAGTGTTACCAGCGATACTGCGTTTGTGGTACAAGCGCAAAACTTACTGGGCAGTGCCACTCCTGTGCTGGGGCAACAACCTCGTATCAACGTCACTGGCTGGAGCGGGTCATGTATTCGTGCAGGCCTGTTCGACGATCAAAATGGCTTGTTCTGGGAAAACAACGGTGTCACTGTAAATGCAGTACAACGTACCAGCACATTCCAAACCGCGGGCTTGGTCAATGTCAGTGTTGGCTCCAACCTTGTGACCGGTGATGGCACGTGTCGCTTTCAAGATCAACTGAATGTGGGCGACGCTGTGGTGATCCGAGGCATGACACATAGTGTGGCCTCAATCATCAACAACAACCGTATGACAGTGGTGCCTACATTCCGCGGCGTGGCCAATCAAACTCGGGTAAAAATGGCCTTGCGCAACGAAATTCGTGTGCGTCAGCAAGACTTCAATATTGATAGACTTGACGGCACAGGACCATCAGGATTCAATCTTGATGCCAGCAAGATGCAGATGTATGCGTTGGAATATTCCTGGTATGGTGCTGGTACTGTTATTTGGATGTTGCGTGGACAAGATGGCAAGTTCAATTGGGCACACAGACGCCCCAACAACAACATCAGCAATGAAGCATACATGCGTTCAGGTAACTTGCCTGCACGTTATGAAGCTATCAACGAAACTCCAGTGAACTCATTGAACGGTGCTATCACAGACAGTCAAACCACAATCACTTTGAAAGATGCCACAGATTATCCACCGGCCTCAGTAACATATCCTTCGTATGTGATGATTGACAGTGAAGTTATAAAGTATTCAGGCAAATCAGGCAACGACTTGACTGGTTGCACCCGTGCTGCAACATTCACACAGTGGGCCGAAGGACAAAGTCGCAGTTACACCAGTAGTGCAGCCACTGCTCATGCAGACAATGCAGGTGTGATATTGATTTCAAACACCTGTGTGCCACTAGTAAGTCACTGGGGTAGTGCGGTTATCATGGACGGTAACTTCAACGGTGATGAGGGCTTCTCATTTACCTATAACAGAAGCAACTATGGCTTACCTGCCACAACTGGTGCCAGCCAAACTGCGTTCTTGATGCGACTGGCTCCTAGTGTTTCAAACAGTGTTATTGGTGACTTGGGTCAACGTGACTTGATTAATCGTGCGCAGTTGACACTAGAAACGCTCACAGTGAATGTCAGCGCAGGACGATACCTTGTGACAGGTATTTTGAATCCCAACAACATTGACTCTGCCAACACAGTGTGGTCAGGTTTGAACAATGCTGGTGGTGGTTTCCAGCCTAGTTTCACACAGTTTGCAGTTGCTCCTCGATACAACAACGAAACCACAGGCGGTGTGCAGGCTGCACCGTTGAACACAGTAGGCGGTTTTAATCGTTCAGGAACCATGGTTTTGTCAGGTTCAGTTAAAACGTTTTCCGGCCTGGCATTGACCAACGTGTCCAGTTCGGGTTCAACGGCCAACGTGACCGTGCAGTTGAGTGCAGGACGAACAACCTATGCCACCAATACTACTAGTATCTCAGTGCAAAATCCTGGTTCAGGATATGCTGTGGGCGACACTGTGAAAATTACTGGTAACTTATTGGGCGGCACAAGTCCAACCAACGACTTGAACTTGACAGTGGCTGCGGTGTCATCAGATATCACCGGAGGTGAACGATTGTTTGCTATTCCAATTCAGGCCACAGGCGTCAACAACTTGGATTTGACACAGATCAAACAGATCGGACAAAGTTCAATTCCAGGAACAGGCACATATCCCAATGGACCAGAAGTGTTGGCCGTGGTGATTACTGCACTGAGCGCACAATCCAATCCGGTAGGTGAGATTCAGTTGAGTTTCCAGGAAAGCCAGGCTTAAGAACTCAAAGCAAGATAACGCTCTACAGTGTCTATCTTGCTTTGCACTGCCTCAATGTTCACAGTTGACCACAAGCCAGGGTGCATGGGTCTGGGCCATTGACCACGGTCGATCCAGGCATAGCCCATGTGCTCGTCGTTTAACACAGGCACAAATTCATCTGCAACAACACACACCCAGGTGTTGTATTCAAACTGGCCGTCAGATGATGTGAATTTTTCCAAGGGAACCAAGCGTTGATACTCGGGCATTGAACCCAGTTCCTCAATGCACTCACGTTCCATGGCACCCAGCAAGGTCTCACCTGTTTCTACCTTACCACCAGGCAGTCCCCAAGAACCAGGATGTCTAGTATCGTTGCGTAGTAGGTATAGATAACGTCCTGTAGCACTGCTACGAAACCAAACGCCCACGGCCTTCACAGCACGATCCTCCAGGTACCTCCTGGATATGCACCCTGATAACTCTTGACCCAGGCATCGCCCACCCAACGATACTGAATGCCTGTGGTAAGATTTGTGACATACTGAGTAGTGTTGGTTTCTGTGGCAGCACGGAATACCACACGCCAATAGTTGTTTGAGTATTGGATAATATCGTTGGCCTGTGCCACAAGACCTCGACCATTTGCACCAACCCAGGCACTAGCAGGATTTGGATTGTCCAAAGAGCCTGTGTCTTCAGTCAGCAAATAGCGTTGTCCATCAATTGCACTGTCCAGGCCATCTTGTGGTCCAGCAGTCAAGGGATTGATCACAGCGTCGATAGGATCCAGGGTGTTTTGCGGAGTGGTATCAATGTCCACATCAAACAACAAGAATCTGTCGTCATTGGGGTCTAATGCAATAGTGCCCACAACTTCTGTTTCGTCGGGTTGTATAAGCCGTATTTGACTGATACCAGGACGCAGTGATCCGTACAAATCAATCACCGCTGGCCATAACAAGTTGGAATCAGGCACAATTTCAGTGGGAGAGAGTTCATCATTGCTGGGCTCTTGTGTTAGGTATTGTTGTTGCAAACACTGTAGTTTGTTGCCAATCAACACAACGGCATAGTTAAACGGTGTGATAACTTGTCTGGTGCCCATCAACAGGTCTTCGTTGTCAATGGCATTGTTCAAATCACCTTGTGCATCGTACATTGATGCAATCACACGTTCAATCACACCCAGTTTCAGTACCTTGGCAGGCGGTGATATCCAGATTGGCATGCTGAATTGCAGTGTGGCAATGTCAATGGGATTTTCTGTGCTGATAGGCACTGTGCGGCTTGACCAGGTGGTACGGTCCAGGTACATCACGCTCAAACTGGTCCAGTCAATGTAGTTGTCTGTACTTTGAATTTCCAAACTGGGATTGAACAAGGTAAGAATTTGTTCTAAAATCTGCAACTTTTGATTGGTATTACTTGTCCATATGTCCAAATTGATGGTGAGTTTGAATGGCACAGGCATCAATCGCTCAATGGTAAATGCATTGCCCTGTGTGGTTTCGTAGGTCTCTGTGGCCGGGTCGTAAGTTTGCTGACGCACATTGATTCTGCTCACAAAGTAAGGATCTTGCATGCGACTTTGTTCATAATCCAGGCCAGTGATGTAAAATGTCATCAAGGGAGTGGAAGGCAAACTGTTGCGGCTGTTTTCCTGCAAGATGGTTTGTGCGTTACGAGTGGCATCACCATAGCGCACAGGCACACGTATCAAGGCGGCAGCATTCACTCCGTCGTTTTCATTGGCATATTCCACTTGAAAGCCTGAAAAGATTCTTGTGAACTGCAACAAGAATCTGCGTATCTGTTCATCATAAAAAAATTGTTGCATTATGTTCCTGGCGGTAAGAAGCCACCTTGATCACCATTGTCTGCTCGGGGACGAAGAATTTCGCTCAAACTTTGACGACTTGGAATATTGCCCAGGTCTTTGGTGCTGACAGTAGCAGTGTTATTTACGAAGCCGCTGCGCAGTGTTTTATTTGTTGGTCCGTTGTTGAGATTGGTTCGGACCTTGTCATCAACTTTGACCCATCGTGCTCCATCATAACGGAACAAGCGATTGGGTTTGTAATCCAAGCGTAG